CCGATAGGTGTCACCCCCGCGCAAGCCATCAACGGTCGCGGGCCGCTGGGCGCGATCAACTTCAACACCAGCTCTGAGCGCGCGATCCTGTGCTACCCGCATTTGCAGGTCTATGACGCGGCCTCCGACAGTACCCGCCTGGAACCGATGAGTCAGAGACTGGCCGGATTGATGGCCGCCAAAGACCTGGAACGCGGCTACTGGTGGTCGCCGTCGAACAGTGAATTTCGCGGCATTATCGGGGCGGAACGCTCGCTGTCGGCGCGGGTAGACGACCCGGCCAGCGAGGTCAATGCGCTTAACGAAGCGGGCATTACCACGGTGTTCAACAGTTTTGGCACGGGCCTGCGTGCCTGGGGCAACCGCACGGCGGCCTGGCCGACGGTCACGCACGTCAAAAACTTCATCAACGTGCGCCGCACCAAGGACATTGTGGACGAGTCGATCCGGTATTCCAGCCTGCAATTTGTGGATCGCCCGATCAGCCCCGCGTTGATTAACGCGGTGGTCGAATCCGTGAACCAATTCCTGCGCAAGCTCACCGGCGACGAGGCGCTGCTTGGCGGCGAATGCTGGTACGACGAGGCTCGTAACCCGCCCAAAAACCTGGAACTGGGCAACGTCATCTTCAACTACAAGCTCACGGTACCGCCGCCCTTTGAGCGCGGCACCTTCGAGACCGAGATCACCGACGAATACCTCGTCAACCTGGGAGGCAATTGACCATGGCCGGGCTGCAAGCACACAGGATTACCAACGCCGCCGTGTACCTGGACGGCAACAGTTATTTCGGGCGCGCAGAAGAGATCGATCTGGGGTCTGTGAACGCGGTGACCAGCGACTTTACGGGGCTGGGCCTGGTGGGGCTGATGGAGCTGCCCGACGGGCTGGACAAGTTGGAGGGCAAGATCGTCTGGACCAGCTTTTATGAGGACGCGGCTGCGCTCACCGCCTCGCCTTTTAAGTCGGTGTCGCTGCAATGTTTATCGAGCGTGAGCGTGCACACGAGCCAAGGGCGCACCGATGAGCTACCGCTGGCATCGCTATTGACCGTGACCTTCAAGGGCCATCAGTTGGGCAGCTACAAGGCGCGCGAGCCGGTCAAGTACGAGACGCCTTTTACAGCGATTTCGGTTCGGCAACTGATCAATGGGCGCGAGGTGCTCATGCTCGACTACCCGAACAATATTTACCGCGTCAACGGCGTGGACCAACTGGCGCGCTACCGCGCCAATCTGGGCATGCCCTGATTCTCTCTTATAGGACTTGATGATGATCGCAAGCAACGAACAGGGTAGCGCCGAGCGCACCGCCTTTACGATTGATCTAAAACACCCGTTCACCTCGGCGACAGGCGTACACGTCGAGCGCATCGCGTTGCGTCGCGCGCGGCGCGCCGACCTCAGGGCCGCCAGCCAATACAGCCGTGACGAGTTCGATCAGGAAAGCTTTTTGTTTGCGCGGCTTTCCGGGCTAACTATGGAAGACCTGGACAACCTGGACCTGGAGGATAACGCGCAACTGGTGCAGCGATTTCGCGGCCTGCTCGGCGCCGGCACCACCCAACCCTGAGACCTTGCAACGGGTCGATGAGTGGTTAGTGCTGGTGCTGCGGTTTCAGCCGTCCGAGATCGACGCCTTGGATATGGAGGACTACTGGCGCTGGTTTGAGGCCGCGCAGGCGCATAACCAACGGATGCAGGACGTCTAAGAGTCGCGCGGCCTGCGCGCCACAAGCCCGATAGCGGCACCGCACAAAGCCAGGATCGCCGCTATAAGCCAGGCCAGCGGCATAAACAACCACAGGACAAAGGTCGAGATGAACAAGCCCGCCGCCAGTGTCACAAAAAACACCGCAGGCCCGAACATGCCCGACGTGATGGCGGGCCACGCCCAGACCACCATGGCAACGGGAATCGCCGCCGCGAGCAGCCCCAACAGGACTGCCAGCGTCCATTCCATGGCACCTTCTGGCATGAGCAGGGGTAGGTGGTTGGGCTTGCGCATGCGCGCATTCTAGGCAAGCGGGAATCACCATGGCAAGCGCAACCGTCGGCATCGGTCTGACCATCGGCGCGGTCGCCCAGGGCACCGTGGGGTCGGTGCTGGGATCGACCCGGCGTGCGTTGGACGGGCTGACGCGCTCATCCAAGGCGTTGGATGCGGCTCAGAAGCGTGTCGGACTCAGCCTCAAGGCCGGGATCGCGAGCCAGCAGGCCAACTACGACCGCTTGGGCCGCGCCCTGACGCGTGTAAAGACCGCGCACGATAGGCTGACTACGGCGGCGGCACGCAGCAACCAGGCGATTGCTGCTGGCCAGCAAAGCTGGGGCAAATTGGCCGGGACCGCCATGGCGGCCTGGGGCACGATTAAAAGCGTGGTCGCCACGGCGGGCCAGGCGGCAGACTTTGCCGACAGCCTGCGCGACACGCGCATCAAGGGCCGCTTGTCCGCCGAGCAGGAAGCGGCACTGGGCGCATCGATACGCGCCAACGTCGCCACTACGGGCCAAAGCCGCGGCGAATTGCAGCAAGGCGCGCACCAACTACTCACCGGCGGGGCCAGTTTTGAGGAGGTCGCATCCCAACTGGACCTCATGGGCACCACCATGACGGCGCTACGCACATCCAGCGAGGCAACCACGGGCGCGATGTCGGCGCTGCGTGACATGGGGGCCATGGACCGCGACAGCATGCAGTCGGGGTTGGAAAAACTCGTCGCCATCGGCGAGCAGGGGCAATTTACGCCAGACATGATGATCAACGCCTTTGCGCAACTGGGCGATACGATCAAGGCGACAGGTCTTAAAGGCGATACGGCGATTGCAGAGCTTGCCGCCGGTCTTCAGATTGCTGAAGGCACAATGGGTGCGGCCAACGCCCAGGCCGGGCTGCAATCGTGGTTATCGGGCTTGAATGACCCCAAGGTTGCGGCCGCCTACGAGCGCGCGGGCGTGGACTACAAAACCTCGATGGCCGAGTTGCAAAAATCCGGCATGAGCCAGTATCAGGCGAGCCTGGAGTTGGCCGGGGCCTTTGTGCGCGACAGTTTAAGCGCCCAGGACCAGCAAGCGCTGCTTAAAGGCGACGACGACGGGCGCATCTCGACCATGCTCTCGGAGATGGGGCTAGGCGAAGTCTTCAAAGATGCCAACGCGGCACGCTTTGCGTTGTCGGTGCAGAGTAACAAAGAGGGCTATCGGGCCATGACGGGTGCGTCCGGCGCGGGCAGTCTCGATGCGCTCAAGGCGCTGCGCGACGAATCGCCCGTTGAGCAAATGAACAAGCTTAAAAACAGCGTCAGTGAACTAGCGGTAGACATCGGCAACGCGCTTTTGCCCTCGCTGGTAAGCGTGACACAAACCCTGGTGCCGTTTGTCGCGGGCTTTGCCGACTTTGTGCGCGCGCATCCGGGCCTGGTGCAGGCTATCGGTTCGGTGGTCGCGGGCTTTGTGGGCTGGCGCGTGGCCTCGGTCGCCGGGGTGTTTGCCTTTAGGCAAGTGATGATCCCCATCACGCAAGGAATAAAAGTGTTTCAGGGCTTGCGCGCCGGGCTGGCCATGGCACAAGCAGGTCTGGCGCTGTTTCGTTCGGGCAGCCTGCTGGCCAGCGGCGTCTTCTCGGGCAAACTGCTCGCGGGCATCAAAGCAGTCAGGAGCGCCGTCATGAGCTTGGGGCGCGCGCTGTTCATGAATCCCATCGGCTTGGCGGTCGCCGCCATCGCCGGGGCAGCCTTTCTGATCTACAAGTATTGGGAGCCTATCAAGGGGTTTTTTGGCAGGTTATGGGAGGGCATTAAAAGCGTTTTCAACAGCACCGTGCAGTGGCTATCGGATCTCCTTGCCGCCTTTAACCCGATCCCGCTTTGGGCGGCGGCGTGGGAGGCAGTGACGGGATATTTTGCAGGCATCTGGCAAACGGTCAAAGACGCTTTTAGTGGCGGTATTCTCGGCATCGGCAAACTTATCCTGGACTGGTCGCCGTTGGGGCTGTTTTATAAAGCTTTTGCGGGCGTGTTCGACTGGTTCGGGGTGGAGTTGCCCGCCAAATTCTCGGAGTTTGGCCACAACATCATCGCCGGTCTGGTCTCTGGTATTACCGGCATGATCGGTAGCGTCAAAGACAGCATCGCCAGCGTGGCCGACGGTCTGGTCTCCGGCATGGGCAATATGGCCACGAGTGCCAAAGACAGCGTCGTGGGCCTGGCCGATAACATGGGCGGCTGGTTCAAAGAGACGCTCGGCATCAAGAGTCCGAGCCGCGTGTTTATGGCCCTGGGCGCGCACATCCCGGAAGGCGCGGCGCAAGGCATCACCAAGGCAACGGGCCTGGTCAAAGAGGCGGCGCTCGGCATGGCTCACGGCGG